GAAGTGGTTCAGTGGGTGCCCATCGTGCCATTCGCCAATATCGACAACTTCCTTTTGCATGACATGAGGCGAGATGCAGTGGTTTGGATACCGCGTGTTGTGTAGAACATCGACAGCGCCATTGATGCCGATCTCGTCATGATCAACAATCAATATTGTTATTTTGTAAGCCTTCACACTGGCACCCCCGTAACAACAAAGTACAACCCAACCACACAAACAGCCACCATTGCAGACCACCACAACCAACCTTCGCCGGGGTTCTGTTTTGGTTCGCTGATCTTGGTCGAGGTGTACGGCCCGAAAGCCTCCTGCAGAGTGCGACTTGAGCGCAGTGTGTAGTTGCTGTTTTTCATTTGTCTACTCCGTGAATCCATTTCAAAGGGCTGTAGGCGCAAAAGCTGAGTGGTACAGCAAGCGCGAACCACCAACCATCGGCGCCAAGAACAAACACTGCATAACCAGTGCCGCCATAAAGCACCGCCATCATGCAGATGATGTAAATCAGGTATGTAAATGCTTTCACTTATCCTCCACATCAAACAAGCCACTAGCCCGGCGATAACTGGCGAACCGTCGATCAATCACGACAGGCGGGTCTTTCGGCAAAAGCTGGGCGAAGTCGGAGCGCTGTTCTTCCAGGCTTGGGTCTTGCTGTTCAGCATGGCGAACTGCAATGATCACAGCCGCAATAAGCGAAGCGGCAAGACCAACCCATACCCAGGGCTCCATCTCGCCCCACATCACGTACACAGCAGCCGCAGCTACAGCGCAGTAGTTTAGGATTACGTCTAGGGTCATGATGGTTCTCCTTAAAACGGGATTCCGTCATCATCTTCAACCACCACGCCATCAATCTTCCCGCTGAAGCCGATGGATTGCAGCTTGCTGATGCTGTCCAAGATGTGGTTCTCGACTTTCTGAGAATTGATGCGGTGTTTGCGCAGTTGCTCTTGAAGAGATTCAACTTGCGCAGTGGTGATTTTCTCTTCTTGGAAGAAGTTGATGGTGATCTCTGCCTCGCCAACTTGGCAGTAGTCGGCGTCACCTTTGAAGTCGTAGTTCGAGAAAATGAACTGACCCAGAGCAAAGCCATCGTCCTTGCCTGCATCGTTTGACTTCACGATATTCTGCATCGTCTCGGTGTACTTCCCAACGTAAACCCGTGCCTTACCCTTAGCTTGTTCCATGTTCTTCCTTGGTTGTGTTGATTGGGGCAGTAACCGGGCTACCTTCGATGCTACGTACAGTCTTGCAGCATTCTGCAAAATTTAACGACGCGGGTTCTAGCCGAGTGTCTGGGGTCATGCGGTTACTGCTTGGTGTCGATTATTTATCGAGTGATGTTGGTTGTCAACCTCTTGACAAGAAATATTTGCAAGCGAAAATAGAGGCATGAAAAAATCATACGCTTTCAAACGGCTCAAGCCCCGGGAAATCGCCCGCCTGCTTGATATCTCAACTGCTGCTGTGTATGCGTGGCCGGAGGAAATACCGGAGGCGCGTGCCAAGCAGATCAAAGAGCATCTAGACCGGCTCAAGCAAGAGCGCAAACAACGTGAGGACTTTGTATTATGAAGATGAACCCCGAAGTAAAAGCCAAATGGGTCGCCGCTCTGCGTAGTGGTGAGTACAAGCAAATTCAAGGACGACTCCATGATGAGAAAGGATTTTGCTGCCTTGGTGTGCTGTGCGCAGTCTCCGAATTGGGCGATTGGGTGATGGATGAAGATGACGAAGAAGAAAAGGCCCAAATGGCGTATGTGTGCGAAAAATCAGCAGACTCCGAGGTTGCTCCTAACGATGTTGTGGAATGGGCTGGATTGCTGAAACCTGACCCAGATATCTCGGATGGCAACCTAATGACCCAGATAGCATCGCTTAATGATTACAAGAAATGGACCTTCGCCCAGATCGCCGACGCCATAGAGGCCCAGCTATGAACATGCAGAACTGGTCAGAACGCGCCGACTACCTAAAAAAGCGCTACGACTACGCCCGCCACGTAGGCTCGGCTCAAGCCGAAGTCTGGCGCTTGAACTTGCTTGCTCACCTGGAAGCCGAGCCGGATTCTGACACCACGCCCCTACCCGAAATAACCGAGCCTTCTACTGTGGAAAAGTTCGGGGATTGGTGGATAAACCATGCGGGTGGATCGCGGCCAACAGAAGATGCAAGTGTGCGCGTCGAGGTCCGCTATCGAAACCCTGATGCTTGTATCGGTTTCCATGAGCAAGGCTTGGCTTCTGGGCGTTACTTCTGGAAGTGGGACGAAGGTTCGGATTGGTGTGGCGACATCATCGCCTACAGAGTAGTAAAGGACTGACCATGGGAACTCACATGAAAAAGAACGTGACCGTAGCGATATTCGACAAGGAAAATGATTACGGAGACGAATGGCCTCCAACCGATATCGCCGGGTTTCAAACATGGTTCACCTCGCAAGTGGCCAAGATCCCGGTGGAGTTTCTTCACACTGCCAAGATCGAGCTATCAAGCGTGGTGAGTTATGAGGACAGCGCGCCAACAATCTGCATATCCTACACAAGGCAGGAAACTGATCTGGAGCAGATCACAAGAATTCAAAGGACCGAATCAGCGCAAGCCTATGACAGACAGCGGGAGATGGAGACGCTGGCTGACTTGCTTGAGAAATACCCAAACTTCCTCGTCAATAAAGGCTGACCATGAGCAATGAACTGAAACGGTATCAGGTCGAGGCCGATTTCCCAGGCACTCAGGTTTCACTGATTGAATCTGATGAGGGGAATTTGGTCTTTCACTCCGACGCCCTAGCCGCCATAGAAGCGGCTAAACCGAAGTGGGAGCCGATTGAGACGGCACCGGATGAAGGCGAGTTTCTTGTATGGATGCCAAACGAAAGAACGAAAGTGCAATCGTGCCGCCGCCGTCGAGCCATGGATGTTATCGGCGGATGTTTCGGCTTTGACCTGACGAAGCCGACCCACTGGATGCCCTTTCCCCCTCCCCCAGAAAGCGAGTAAGTGAAATGAAAGTTACCCAAGACCAAGGCGCACGGCCAGTAAAGAACTGGGCCGTCGATATTGAAGAGCAAGCCATGCTCCAGGCCAAGAACCTGGCGCGCCTGCCATTTATTGCACCCCAAGGCGTGGCACTTATGCCAGATGCCCACAGTGGCAAAGGTTCGACCATCGGCAGCGTGATCGCGACAGAGCGGGCAATTGTGCCTGCGGCTGTCGGCGTTGACATCGGCTGTGGCATGAACGCTGTGCGCCTAAGCTTGAAAGCATCTGATCTACCGGATAGCCTAGTGGCGATTCGTTCGGCCATTGAGGCATCAATCCCATTGGGTGCTGGCGGGGCTTATCAAGACGACTATACATGCAACGAAAACGCGCTGTTGTTGTCTCGCATGCCTATGCCCGAATCGGCGATTGTGGCCACGTCTGGGGCCCTGCAAAAGGCTACGCGGCAGCTTGGCACGCTGGGCAGCGGAAACCATTTCATCGAGTTGTGCCTGGATGAGAACCAAGACGTTTGGATCATGCTGCACAGTGGTTCTCGTGGTATCGGAAACATGATTGGCACATACTTCATCGAGGTTGCAAAACGTCGAATGGAGCAGTTTTTTATCAGCCTGCCTGATAGCGATCTTGCCTACTTGCCAGAGAATACCGACGACTTCAACGATTATGTTGAGGCTGTTGGCTGGGCGCAGAATTACGCGCTGGAAAACCGCCGGTCAATGATGCAATCCGTGCTCGACGTGCTGCGCAAGCTGGTGCCGGTCGAATTTACGATCACGCAAGAAGCAATCAACTGCCATCACAACTACGTTGAGCGTGAGAACCATTTTGGCCGCAACATGTGGGTGACCCGTAAGGGAGCTATCCGGGCGCGTGTAGGCGATCTAGGCATCATCCCTGGCTCTATGGGGCAGAAGAGCTACATCGTGCGCGGTAAGGGCAATCCTGACAGCTATTGCTCATGCAGCCATGGGGCAGGCCGGAAGATGAGCCGCGCCGAGGCTAAACGGACCTTCTCGCTTACCGACCTTGTGAACCAAACGGAAGGCGTAGAGTGCCGCAAGGATGCCGAAGTGCTGGACGAGATCCCAGGCGCATACAAGGACATTGATGTGGTCATGGCGGCGCAGGCTGACTTGATCGAGGTGGTGCACACGCTGAAACAGGTTCTTTGTGTAAAAGGGGCCTGACCCCAACACCACACCAAAGGGGCTCCGGCCCCTTTTTTCTTTCCGACCTCGAAAAAAGTATGTAGGAGAGCGCGCCACGGGGGAGGAAGTGCTGTAAGATTGAATTACTGGAAGCGGCATCTTCTGGTACATCTGCGATAATGAACAAGAGTCCCCTAGAGGTTTTAGATGGGGCATGTGTGAGAAGAGGTATAGGGTTGTTCGCCCTGCAGAGTACCAAATCTTGCCCATGCCCGGGCCATGCCCCATCTAAGAGTTCTAGGGGATTTTTGCGTTCTGGGTCGGTGTAGGGAGGGATTGGACGACGTTGCCCCATACATGCTTAGCAAACGGATTCATGCAACCAGTGGGTTTTGGCGTAACAGAATCGCCCGATAGGTGTGGGTCGTAGCCCCGCATAAGGATTCTGAGTGATAGCGGTTATCGAGCGACTATCACCTGTGCTCTCAGGCCTTGGCTCCGGGAAGCAGTACGCAGTAAGAAAACTCTGGGATTCATCAGGGTTGGCTTACTGCACCCTAAACCTTTCACCAAGAAGCAGACTAGGTTCTAGTAAGTAGTTCAACTAAGAAGGAAACAAGGATATGAAAGTCGAATACAGCTCAAACAATTCCGGTGGCTACTGGTGGCTGAAGGATGAAGATTGGAAGGCGCTTGAAAAAGCAGGTTGGGTGGTCAATTGGGCCGCAAATCAAACCGAAGGGATTGGCAAGGCCGACAAAGATGGCCGCTGGCTGGGCGCGCTTGCTACAGAGGCGACCCGCGAAGGATTGTCACGCAGGATGGCGATTGCTGAGTGGGAGGAAATCACCGGGCAATTTGAGTCGGAAGAAGGTTGCCCTTGCTGCGGGAATCCACATAGCTTCACTTTTTATGACGATGACGGCAAGATGCAGTTCTGAAATAAAACAGGGGCCGAATCCTTACGAGATTGGCCCCTGAGTGGATCAACGATAGCTCGCAGTCCGACCAAGAAGAAGCGAGCATTTTAACAGAGGTGGAAAATGGCTCTAGATTTATTTGGCAGTGAAGTCACAGAGGTAACGGTAGACCCGCAACAGAGCTTTAAAGAGTTCTGGGAAGCCTACCCAAGCGGCGACCGGCGCACGGCAAAGCCCAAGTGCATTGCGTACTGGATCAAGAACAACTTGGAGCGCGAGGCAGAGCAGATCATTGCCCATGTGCACCACATGAAGACCGAGGACAGTTGGGTTCGTGGGTTTCATCCAATGACCATGACTTACCTGAATCAGCGCCGGTGGATGGACTGGACGCCAAGCGCTGCCCCCCAGAACAAACAGCAGGCGCTCGAATCCTCGAATGACGCTGTGTTGCGCAACTTCTTGGCGGGGCTGTGATGACGCCAAAGGACAAAGCCCAAGTGGCCGAGATGATCACAGGCGCATACGCCTACTACCGCCAGGCGATCACGCCGTTTGTGCTGGACGTGTGGGTGAAGGCCTGCGAAACCTTCCCCGTCGAAAGCATCAGTAAAGCCCTGAGCGCGCATTTGGTTGACCCTGATCGCGGACAGTTCGCGCCCAAGATTGCCGACATTATCCGCATCCTGCAGGGCACCAAGAGCGACAAAGCCGCCATGGCCTGGAGCAAGACCCTAGACGCGGTGGGAAGCGTAGGTGCTTACTCTGACGTGGTGTTTGACGATCCGGCCATCCATGCGACGGTTGAAGACCTGGGCGGCTGGTGCAAGCTGTGCCGCACGGACTACGATGAACTGAGCTACACGCAGCACAGATTCACCAAGGCTTACGAAACCTACGTTCAGCGCGGGACGTTTGACTATCCGCGTCGGCTCGGCGGTGAGCGCAGCCCGGACGAAATGTACGAAAAGCGCGGGCTTCAAGTTCCACGGCCTGCGATGGTGGGCGACGTGGAGAAATGCAAACAGGTGCTGGCGCTCGGGAACGCATCTGGGAAAACGCCTATCACGTTCGCTAGTCAATTGTCCAAGTTGGACGCACTGAAGATCGAGGGAGGGAATCGGCCATGACACCTGAACGAGCATTGGCGCTGGTGCTGCGCTACTCGGAGTTGACGAAGGCGGTGCGTGACGATAAGAAGCGAATTGGCAATCATCTTGAGTTGTGTCCGGGATTTAAGGGGAAGCGTCGAGAGCGCGAGGAATTTGAAGGTGTTTTGCTTCTAACGCAAGCGGCCCAGGGTGATCAGAAAACACACTTGGCAAGCTGGTATGAGCCTGAAATCGGCGAATATGGCGGCAAGGAATATTTCGACATTGACGTTGAAGAGCAGGCCGAGGAATGCCCCCACTGCTACGCCGCGCACCTTGTGATTCAGGAGCGGAAAGCACGCCGACGCAAGCTTGCAGGCATTAAAGGCGCAATCACAAAGGCCGCCCCATGACCCGCTCCGAAGCCCTGCATAAGCTTCTGGCGCTGGGGCCGATAAAGAAGTCGGAGCTTGTCGAAATCTGCGGCTGGCCACTGCATACCCTCGACAAACTGCTTTACCAGATGTGGGAGCGAAACCAAATCATCCGCTACGGCCCGCGCCGGAACCGGACCTTTGAACTAACTTTTGAGGTGACGAGATGAATAGAGAAGAATACGTGAATCAATTTGCCGCAATTATCGTTTTACGTGCCGATTGGGATCCGGTGGATGCGATGAAGATCGCTGAAACCGGCTACGAAACAGCGCTGGAGATGGGTGAAACCGACGACCCCGAAGGCGATGCAGAAGAAGAACTATCCAACTGGTACGACTGAAATGAATGTACGACAAGACACTTGCCCATCTGACTGCAATGTACCGCGACCCTGCCTGGCGAAAACATGCGATACACAGAGCCACGGAATTGGATGCGGACAACTCCGGCCTGTTCACCGGGATTCTGTCCGATTTTCAATCAGAGTTGCGGGCGCTGAGGTCCGCGCTACCACGGAACACAACTGGAGACTGAACCATGAACTGTAAACCTGGGGATTTAGCAATAATTGTGCGCAGTCGGTATGTTGGTCGTATCGTGGTTGTTAAAACATTGGAGCCGAATTACCAATTTTGGGAATTTTCTGCCGATAGCTGGCGTACCGAGCCGATTCTTCGTGACTTACTTGGACGCGAGGTTCCATGTCCCGATAGTTATCTTCGCCCCATCATCGACCCTGGCGAAGACGCCCAAGACGAAACCCTATCCTGGCTCGACGTCCCCAGCGCTGAAAAGGTGGATGCGTGAAGATCGCCATTCTTTTCGCTCGCGCCGATTCGGTCTACAAGGACATGCCGGATACGGACGTTTACGACATTGAGCGAGACGCCAGAACCTGGCCAGGCGGCGGCGCAGGCGTCTACCACCCACCGTGCCGCGCCTGGGGCCAACTCTCGCACATGGCAAAACCTCGCCCAGACGAAAAAGACCTTGCGAGGTGGTCTATCGCTCAGATTCGGAAATTCGGCGGGGTACTGGAGCATCCGAAGAAATCCAAGCTATGGCCGGATCAAGGATTGCCACGACCTGGACAGCGGGATAAAAATGGCGGGTTTACGATGCCAATATTTCAAAGCTGGTGGGGGCATAAAGCGGAAAAGGCAACGTTTCTCTATGTCAGTGGAATTGAGCCATGGGAGTTGCCTGATTTCCCTATTCGGATGGGAGATGCAACCCATGTCGTGGGAACCAGTGGCCGCCGGCGGGACGGAACTAGAGATAAGAGTCGTCCAGAAATCACCAAAGCAGAACGTGAGCACACCCCGCCAGCTCTAGCCGAATGGTTAGTAGAGGTTGCGCGCCGAATCGAGGCGAAGAAGCATGCAGAATAAACCTCCAAAAGCCAAAGCATGTAATGGCTGCAAGGCGAAATTCGTTCCAGCCCGAACCATGCAATCGTGTTGCGGCCCGCTCTGTGCGCTCGATGTTGCCCGACAAGTCCGAGAGAAGAAAGCGCGCCAGGAGGCTTTGGCTGATCGGCGGGTGACGAAGGAGAGGCTGGACACGATGAAGGGTATCCCCCAGCTCATCAAAGAAGCGCAGCAGGCCTTCAATACGGCAATCAGGGAAAGGGATCGAGCTGCGGGGTTTCCCTGTATCTCCAGTGGTCGCCCGTTGGACTGGTCAGGCAATGCCGTTGACGCAGGACATTGGAGAAGCACGGGTTCTGCGCCGCATCTTCGCTTCAACCCGGATAACTGTCACGCACAATCAAAACACGATAACCTCTATCTATCAGGCAACGTTCAGGCCTATCGCGTCGGACTAATCGCCCGCATCGGCCTGGAACGCGTCGAAGCCCTGGAAAACAACAACGAGGTTCACAAGTGGACCCGTGAAGAGCTGATCGAGATCAAAACCAAATACGCCGCCTTGGCGCGTCAACTCAGGAAGGAAAGAGAATGAAGTATTCAGAAATGGCTTTTATCGTGATGAGCATTTATCTGGCTGGCGGCATGGGCAGGCTGGGGTGCGGAATTTTCGGGATCATCTGGATGACTCTTTGGTTGATCGGCATGGCTATGGGGAGATAACCATGATCACCATCAAACAAGGCCACCTATGATCCGCGACTACCTCCCCTGGCTGCTATCAGCCATCACCATCTGGATGACCCTGCTAGCCGGGAACATGCACCCGCGTGCCTGGGCGGTCGGATTGCTCAATCAGGCGCTCTGGCTGGTCTGGATCATTGCCACCGCGACCTGGGGCCTAATCCCGCTAAACATCGCACTCTGGATCGTTTACGCACGAAATCACTGGAAGTGGAATAAATCCCAAAATAGTTCTTGACGTTGCGCGCAACGGTGCTATAGTTGAGCCATAGCAACCAAGGAACTGAAATGTACAACGTCATCGACAACCAAACCGGAAAAATCGTAGGCACCTACTCCACCGCTAGCCGCGCCCGCAATGCCCGCGACAAGAAGGATCTGGCATACGGTGCGATTCGTTACTCGGTTCGTCCAGTCTGATGGCCAAGACCACAAAAGAGCGCTCCCAATCCCTCCGAGAGCGCCGCAAGCTTCTCGGATTGGTGAAATGGGAATGCTACGCCACCCCCGAGAACATCGCAGAGCTTAAGAAGAAGCTGGCGATGCTTGAGCGAGTTGATGGGATGGTGAAGAAATGAGCGACAAGCTAACCCTTCCCCTATGGGAGCCAGTACAGGCCCACAAAGCCATCCTGGCGGTCTACGCAAGGGCGAAACCTTTGCTCATGGCGGGACATAGGCTTGTCGTTGAATTGCGGCCTGAGAAGCGATCAGACCTCCAGAACGCCAAGATGTGGGCCATGCTGGGTGAGGTAGCCAAGCAAGTCGATTGGCACGGCCAGAAGCTGGACAGTGAGGATTGGAAGCACATCTTTACCGCCAGCTTGAAGAAACAGCGAGTGGCCCCGGGGATCGATGGCGGTTTCGTGGTCCTCGGCACCAAGACAAGCAAGATGACCAAAGCCGAAATGTCGGAGCTGGTCGAGTTGATTTACGCATTTGGCGCGCAGCATGACGTGAAGTTCGCGGATGACTACGCGTTTCCACCTAGCCAGCTATGAACGATAACCAAGGGGTAAATGATGAGGATTCTAGAGTGGCTCACAAAACGGAAGATCGACGCCTTGAAGCTTGAGTTGATCGGGCTTAATGCTCAGATTGACAGTGACCACACAATTGCGATGGCATGTGGAAGGGTGTTCCCTCGGGCCCGAGCAGTCCAGGCAAAACAGAAAGCAATCCTCATTGAGCGAATTCGACGACTCGAACAAGCTGAACCCGGACAGCAGTAAACCGGAACAACCAAGGAAGAAGAATGATTCTCCGAATGCCAGCAGTTTTGGCGGAAACCGGCCACCGCAGCCACGCCAGCATCTACAACGCCATTAATGATGGTTTGTTTACTAAACCTGTTCCGATTGGTGATCGTGCAGTTGGATGGCCTGACTATGAGGTATCGGCCATTAACCGAGCCAGAATTGCAGGGCGTACAGACGATCAAATAAAAGATCTGGTGGCGCGCCTGCACGAAAAGCGTGTTTCTCATTACGATGAGAAGGTTTAACTGCTAACCAAGTCTGAAGCGGGACAGCCCAAAACCCGCACAACCAAAGGACAGAGATGACAGATCATGTTCATTGGATCATTGGGGCAATCATCCTGGTCATCCTGGGGCTAGTCATCGAGGCTGGCTACGAGGATCAAAAGCGCTGGAACGCGTTCAAAACTTCTCACAACTGTCAGATCGTTGGGAAGATGGATGGCGAGACATTCAACACCTTCGGCGTATCTGGAAATGGGCAAATGACAGTTGGAGTGGGTTCTACATCCTCAAAGACAGGATGGAAGTGTGATGACGGAATCACATACTGGAAAGAAAGCTAACTATGTTTTGCGCCTTTTGTGGAGGAACCGACCACAACACAGAAGGGTGCAAGAGATTTAAAGAGGGCAAGATATGCGAGATACTGCGGTTTACAGCAAAGAACTGTTCGAGGAATGGTTCAAGCCAGACTACAAGGCCGGTAACATACACTGGAAGAAATCACCCGTCCGAAGCATCCCAGCGGGTTCTATCGCTGGAACTCCGGGAAGTTATGGAGAGATCCGAATCCAGTTGAAAAATGCTGAATTCGTCGCGCATCGCGTGCTATGGTTCATGCGACATGGAGAAAATCCCAAGCGCATCTTCCACAAAAACGGCAACAACGCGGATAATCGGGAGTCCAACCTGATCTCAACTAAGCGGCGCGAAGTGGTAAAAGTACCCTTGTGCAAGGTCGAAAAGGTCATGACGAACGATGCAATCAGGAAGGCGCGCAAGATCGTCCCCCGGCGCGATCCAATGATCTGGTCTATGTTTGGAGTAGGAGTCTCTGCATGATTGCTGTTCACATCTTTGTTGTTTGCCTATTCGCCGCCCTAGCTCTTGCGCCATTGCTTGACGTCGATATCGAGGCGGTGCTGTGATGTTTGGAGCGGCATGAAAACGGCCATCGAATTTCTAAGAAAAAATGAGTGGTCTATGGGCAATGGGCAGTGTCCTAATTGTTGCGGCCTGAGCCCAAAGTTTGAGAAACAGTCGGATGCAAAAGACATAGGCCACAAAAAGAATTGCAGTCGAGCTAAGGCACTAAGGGATCTCGGCGAGAAGCCCTTGATGAAGGGGAAATATGTGCCAGAGTTCGAGTGGGAAGATTTCCTGACAGAAAACGGAATATTTGGTAGGCGACACAAGACGCCGAATGGTTGCCCAAAATACAAACAATGGGCAATTAAAAATTCCGCAAGATGGAAAAAGTTGTTCGAGGAGGTATATGCCGACAATTCAAAGTGAAAAGCTAGACGACGTTCTCTCGGCCTATCACCACTGGGCCAAGAACTACATCCCCATCCCGGTTTGCTCGGCTGATCCCATGTTCCGCAATGCCAAGGCAGGAAGGGGATACGACACTACCGCCGAAATCATCGAGGATGAACTACACGCCAAGACGATGAAAGCCGTAGACTTTCACATTGGCGAGATCAAAGACCCATTCCGCGCCGCTCTCCACATTCTGGCCAGGAACTGCTACACCGGTCGGTCTGTTTGGCTTTCACCCAGACTGCCAGCAACCCCGGAAGAACGTGCTCCGATCATCCAGAGCGCTAGGGAGCAACTGACCAAGCGGTTAGAACATGCTGGAATTATCTGAATATTCCTATTGACAAATCAAAACCTGTGTTATTCTCAGCCTCGGATTGCGCAAGCCTGCGCGATTGAAACGAATCCCTCCTTGGTTGGCTCCCTCGCCATCCTCTTAGCCCCGAACAGTGACCACCACTACCGGGGCTTTTTCTATTCCGCACCTTGGCGTTCAAGGGGCCTCTAACCGGGCAAAGCTCAATCTAGACTAGATTTGAGTAGACTTATATGGCAAAAGGTATAAAGACTGGCGGTCGAATCGCAGGAACACCGAATAAGGTGAATAAAGAGTTCCGCGAGACGATCACAAAGCTTCTCGAAGATAACGCTGACAACATGGCAACATGGATTGCTCAGGTTGCAAATGGGGTGGCTGATCAGAAGCCAGACCCGGGCAAGGCGCTTGACCTGCTAGCAAAGCTGGCTGAGTTTGCCGCGCCCAAGCTGGCCCGGGTTGAGCACACTGGTGAAGGTGGCGGTCCTGTTGTGATTTCGGCCTCGCCGGTGGATGAGCGGCTATGAAGATATTGGCGCTTCCGTTCAAGATTATTGCCACGATATGCATTGTGTTTGCTGCTCTTATAGAGGGGCGCGGGCATGATTCGTTTGCTGAATACTTGCGCGATGGTTTCATGCCTAAATGAAGCTCACAGCCAGGCAGGAACAGGCTCAGTTAGTTCTTGCCGGTGACGCTACGCACTGCATGCTGTTTGGTGGCAGTCGAAGCGGGAAAACCTTCCTGCTGGTGAGAAACGTAGTGATGCGGGCCATGAAGGCCCCCAAGAGCCGCCACGCTATTCTGCGGTTCCGATTCAACGCCATCAAAGCCTCTGTAGTGATGGACACGTTCCCAAAGGTGATGCAGCTTGCATTTCCTGGTGTGACATACACGCTCAGTAAGACTGACTGGTATGCAGAGTTTGAGAACGGCGCCCAGATTTGGTTTGCTGGGCTGGATGACAAAGAGCGCACCGAGAAGATTCTGGGGATGGAGTTTGTCACCATCTACCTGAATGAGTCGAGCCAGATCCCGCAAGGCTCCAGAGATATCGCGGTGACTCGCTTGGCTCAAGCTGTGGATCAGTTGATCAATGGCAAGCCAGCCGGACCGCTGAAGCCGAGAATCTACTATGACTGCAATCCGCCATCAAAGGTGCATTGGTCATACAAGTTGTTCGTTGAGAAGCGCGACCCTGAGACGAAGCAGCCGCTAACCCGGCCTGATGATTACGCTTCGTTCCAGATCAACCCGCATGACAATCGTGAGAACGTCTCCGAGGGTTACCTTGAGACGCTGGAAGGTCTAAGCGCCAGACTGAAGAAACGGTTCTTGAAAGGCGAGTTTGCCGATGCAACGCCGAACCAGCTCTTCAAGGAAGAAGACATAGACAAATGGCGCGTGCTAGATGGCACGGTGCCGGATATGGTGCGCGTTGTGGTGGCTGTTGATCCTTCTGGGTCTGATGATGCCGACAACGCCGACAACGATGCGATTGGCATTTGTGTGGTGGGACTTGGTACTGATGGCAACGCCTACCTGCTGGAAGACTGCACGGTGAAGGCTGGCCCGGCAACCTGGGGCAACATCGCCACGACTGCATATGACCGTCACAGCGCTGATGTGATCGTGGGTGAAATCAATTACGGCGGCGCGATGGTGAAGCAAACCATCCAAGTTGCAAGACCTCGGACTAACTTCCAGGCTGTGACCGCAAGCCGAGGCAAGGCAGTGAGAGCAGAACCATTCAGCGCGCTCTATGAGAACGGAAAGGTTCGGCATGTTGGCGATTACCCCGAGTTGGAAGATGAGCTTTGTGCTTTCTCCACCTTTGGTTATATGGGCGAGAACAGCCCAAACCGCGCCGATGCACTGATTTGGGCACTCGCCGCTCTGTTTCCTGCCATCGTAAAGCCTCCAAAGGCTGAGAAAAAGACCATCATTAACCGCAACCGCTCCGCACTCACAAGAGGCGGTGGCGCATGGATGAGCTAAAGGAAAACCAATGGGCTTGAAGACTACAACCAACTGCTACGGCTACCAGCAGGTTCTTGCTGCGGCGACGGTCACGGCCTTCCGCTTGGCATTGCCCAATCCTTACCCGAGCAACAAGAACACGCCCGCGACTTACGCCATCATCCAGGCCGAAGCCTTTGCCCTGCGCTGGCGTGATGACGGCATTGCACCGACGACGACTAGCGGCATGGTTATCCCTGCTGGTGGTGAGTTGCGCTATGACGGCGACCTAACCAATCTGCAGTTGATCAACGGCGCGGCTGGTGCGATCTGCAATTATTCTCTCTACTCATGATTGAAACCAGCGCCCTCAACACCTGGCCATTCTTGCCGGGGCCGCTGACCTCGGGCACTTTGCCTGCTGCTGCGACTTGCCCGCAGATGATGGCTTACTGCTCAGATGTGAAGTCATTCATGCTGAGTGATGGATTGATTTGGAAGTCAATCACTGATAAGCGGTTCGAGACCTATGCGGGTGTGACTGACGCAAGCGGCAATTACACCGTTGTGTTCGCCACCCCCTTCCCTGGTGTTCCGCGTGTCTTTCCTGTTCTTGGCCCTGGCGCAGCAGCAAACGCCCGCATTAAGCCAACGGTCGAGCTAGCAACCGGATTTACCGTCAACGCCAACACAAATGCAGGCGTGAACATCTTGGGTATTGATGTGCTGTTGCTTGCCACCACTAATGTGGCTGGCGCACCTGTTCGCGTCTTAGTCGTAGAGTCATGACAGAAAAAGACCTTCTAGAACTAGCCCGGCAACAGTACGCCGAAGCACTGGAATCGGATACGACCATCCGCGAAGAGTTCAAGGAAGATCTGCGCATCTTCGACGGTGAGGGCATTTGGCCTGAACGCCTGCGAATGGCTCGGGAAGGCGACCCCAAAGGCGCTCGACCCTGCCTGAACATCTCCGACCTCGGCCCGCGTGTTCACCAGGTAACCAACGACTTCCGCCAGAACCCGCCAAGCATCAAGATTCGCCCGGTTGACGACAACGCAGACGTAGACACCGCCAAGGTGTTTAACGGATTAGCTCGCCACATGGAGCAGCAGTCTGATGCCGACATTGCCTACCAGACCTCCAACTTCTACCAGTCTGTGGGCGGTTTCGGTTATTTCCGCATGACCGAGGAAATGAAGGACGGCACTGCGGAGCTGATGATTAAGACCATCGCGAACCCTCTGTCTGTGAAGATGGACCCGTTTGCCATGGACCCGACCGGCTGCGATGCACGGTTCTGCTTTATTGACGAAGACATTCCAAAAGCCACGTTCAAGCGCGAGTATCCCAATGTGGACATGGAAGGTTGGGGCGAAGGCGACGAGGAAAGCGGCTGGATCACCGAGGACTCTGTGCGAGTAGCGGAGTGGTTCAACATCGAGGAAGTTTCGTCCAAGAACAAGATCCAAACCGAGGCTTACGGTGAGCTTGGCGAGGATGACTATTGGGCCAAAGCCGAAGAATTGGGCGAGCAACCTAAAGTAAAGGCATCTGGCATCGAGAAGCGCAAGGTATGTGTCTGGCGCAAGATGGTGGGGACCAAGATCCTTAAGACTGTCACGCTGCCGATTTACTACATCCCCGTCTTCCGCATGGCTGGCGAGACCTACATCACCCAAGGTCGGCGCGTGTTCAAGGGCATGGTTCGGGACAGCCGGGATGCGGTTCGCTCCGTGTCTTACACCTTTTCTGCTTTTATCGAAACAGTGGCATTGCAGCCAAAGGCTCCATTTATTGGAGTTGCTGGTCAATTTGACGGTTTTGAAAGAGATTGGGCCGGTGCAAACACCGAAAACCATGCATATCTCGAATACAACTCCGTTGACATTAACGGCAAGGACGCGCCACCGCCTCAGCGGTCTCAGCCACCACTAGCATCACAAGGGCTGATGCAGGCTTTGACATTGGCTCAGAACGCGCTCAAAGACACTTCCGGCCTGGGCGCTGCATCTCTTGGCCAAAAGGGTAATGAGACCAGCGGCAAAGCAATCCTGGCCCGCCAGCGTGAAGGCGATGTTTCGACGTTCCACCTACAGGACAATGCAGCCAAGGCTATTCGGCAATGTGGCCGCGTGTTTGTGCAGTGGGCGCCGAAGGTTTACGACGAACCGGTTGTTGCTCGCATCATTGGGGAAGATGGTTCGGCTGATCAGGCCTATCTCGACCCATCGCAAGAGCAGTCGGTTCGCAAGATCAGCATGCCCGACGGCTCAATTCGCAGCATCTACAACCTGGGTGTGGGCAAGTACGACGTAATCGCCTCGGTAGGCCCAAGCTACACCACCAAGCGTGTCGAGCAGGCCGAGATGATGAATCAACTGTTCCAGGCCTTCCCGCAAGCCTTCCCGGTGCTGGGCGATATTTACCTTGAGATGCAGGACGGACCGGGCATGGACCGGATGGCAAAGCGCTTGAAAGCCATGCTGCCACCTCAAGCTGCTGCGGCGGATGAGGAAGAGAACCAAGTTCCGATCCCGCAAGAAGTTCAGGCCAAGCTGAAGCAGATGCAGGACTTGCTGCAACAAGGTCAGCAAGCAGTAAATGAGCTGATGCAAGAGAACCAGAAACTACAGCAGCAAGTGGCATCGAAAGAGGCTGAGGTCCAGGCCAAGGTTTACGGCGAGAACGAAGAGACCGAGCGCACCAAGATTGACGCCGCGAAGTCGATCCAGATTGCTGAGATGAACAACAACAGCAAAGAAGCCATCGCCGGTTTGCAACAGCAGATGAGCGAGATGCAACAAGCGTTTGAACAGCAGCGTCTTTTCATTGAGACGATCCAGGCTCAGAAGCAAATGGATCACTCGCAAGGTATGGACATGGAAAACATGCGCCAGAGCCAAGAACAATCCCAATTCGACCGAGAGCAAGCAATTGCCCAGAGTCAACAACCGACACAGCCTTCGGGCGTGTAAACCCTACCGGTGGGTCCACCGGGCTTCCTCCCCAGGAAACTATGTCAACTGAAAACGCATCCGGGCAACCGGAGGGGCTAACACAGCCCGCTGATACAAGTGGTCAGCAAACCAACGTGACGGGCACGCAAGAAAACCCGGAGGTCCAGGCCGAAGAGCGCAAATTCACGCAAGCCGAGCTTGATGAGAAGTTGCAGAAACGCCTAGCCAAAGAAAGACGCACGGCAGAGGCGCGTTATCAGTCGCTTGAGCAGCAGATTGCCGAGTTACGCACGCCAAAGGCTAGCGCCGAAGTGAAGACGGAAAGCGCCCCCAAGCGCGAAGAATTCAGTTCCTACGAGGATTTTGTGGAGGCCAAGGCATTGCACACGGCCCGCACGGAAGCCCGGAAAGAGCTTGAGGCCTTCAAGAACAAGACGAAGCAGAAAGAGCAGGAAAGCAAAGCCTCGAAGGCTCAGCAGGACTTTCAAAAGCGAGTGGATGCCGTTGTCGAGATGGGCCAAAAAGCCTATGCCGACTTTGACGCCATCATCAATGAAGCGGTGGAAGATGGATTGATCCCCACAAAGGGGCCGATCTATGAAGCCATCATGGATTCCGATGTGGGCGAGAAACTGGCCTATCACCTTGCCAAGAACCCTGATGTGGCCGAGCGGATTCAGAAGCTTTCGGCCTATGCCGCCATCCGTGAATTGGGGAAGCTGGAAGACAAACTTACGGCGAAAAAGGAAGCTCGGGAAACGATGGAACCCATCACCGGGCGATCAAACTCCAACGCAGGTTTCAGCGAAAACATGTCTATGGACGCATATGTCAAAGCTAGAAACAAGCAACTGAAAGCAGGAAACTGAAATGGCAAACAATCTCTTGACCCCCATCATGATCACCCGCGAAGCCGCGCGTGTTCTTGAAAACAACCTGACATTCTCGAAAAACGTAAACCGCGAATACTCCGACGAGTTCGCAGTCCGTGGCGCGAAGATCGGTAACACGATCAACGTGCGTATTCCCCCTCAGTACGTGGGCCGCACTGGTGCTGCCCTGGCTGTTGAGGACGCAATCGAAACGTTCCGCCCGCTGACTCTGACGACTCAGTTCGGCGTGGACATTTCGTTCACCACGGCTGACATGACGCTGAGCATTGATGACTTCTCGGAACGCTTCTTGACGCCAGCGATGGCAACGATTGCGAACCGCGTGGACTTCGACGGCACCACCATGGCCAAGAACAACACTTGGAACCAAGTTGGCACGCCTGGCACCACGCCAAACAGCATGCTGACCTACTTGCAGGCCGGTGTGAAGATGGACGATATGGCCGCGCCTCGTGATGGCAACCGTGCCGCCGTGTTGTCGCCAAACGCCCAGGCTGTGCTGGTGGATGCGCAAAAGGGCCTGTTCCAGTCTTCGGAGTTGATCGCTGACCAATACCGCTCTGGCAACATGGGTCTGGCTGGTGGCTTCAAGTTCTCGATGGACCAGAACGTCCCAGTGCACACCGTTGGCCCTCTGGGTGGCGCTCCTACCACCACGGGTGCGCAATCGGCCTCTGCCACGCCTGCCGGTGTGACTGGTGCAGTTGGCGCAAACCTGCTGACTCCTTTCCCACTGGTTACCGGCTCTTGGACCGCTGCCGCCGCGCTTCGTCTGCGCGCTGGTGACACGTTCACTCTGGCTACCGTGTTCTCCGTGAACCCACAAAACCGCCAATCGACTGGTCAGTTGCAGCAATTCGTTGTGACTTCTGACTTCAGCTCGGATGCTGGCGGCGCTGGCTCGGTGAACATCTTGCCCCGCCCGATCTTCAGCGGCCCATTCCAGAACGTGACCTCGGTGACGAACAACATCCCAGCAACGACTCCGCTGGTGGTGGTGGGCACTGCAAGCACCGGCTACCGTCAGAACTTCGTGTTCCACAAGGACGCCTACATGCTGGGCACCGCTGACTTGATCATGCCTGACGGCGTGGACTGGAAGGCTCGCGTGAACTACAAGGGTGTCTCGATCCGCGCTGTTCGTCAGTACCGCATCGGCACCGATGACTTGCCAACGCGTACTGATGTTTTATTCGGCTGGGCACCGTTGTACCCACAACTTGGCTCGCGCGTCACCGAGTAAGAAACACGGAGGGCCTTCGGGCCTTCCCTTCAACCGAAAGGAAAAAAGATGCCAAGTTCTCTCCCCTACGGCAACATTAACAAGCTAAATCTTGTCACTGTTGTTCTGTCGCCTGCCTCCGTGGCGGCAAACACTACCGCCGAGCAGCTATTCACTGTGCCTGGCGTGGACGCGTTTCAAGACTTTGTGATCGACATCACCAAACCTACCGCTCAAGCTGGTTTGGGCATTGTCGGTTTGCGAGTCTCTGGCGCTGCTCAGGTGGGTGTGACCTTCTCCAACAACACCGCCGCCCCCATCGTTCCGACTGCCGCCCAGGCTTATACTTTCGCTATCGCACGTCGCGATGGTCCAGCAATTGGGAACATGTCATGATCAAACCCCTTGGTAATCGAATCCTCATCACTCCCATCGTGGAAAACCGCTCTGAAGTTCTCTGGACTCCGGCGCAACTCTCTCGGTGGGGCAATGGGCTTTTGGCAACCAAGGGGGTTGTGATGGAAATTGGCCCCGATGTACTCGATGTGAAGGTGGGCGAGAAAGTCCACTTCTCCGATTCCTGCGGCAAGCCCTGCGCGGAAGGCATCATCATCCGCGAGGACGACATTGCGTTTGCCTATGAGGATGATTTCAAAATCGAGTGGGTCGGAGCTACTGAAGTTGAGGTAACCGCATGATCCCCTATCCCGCCTTCCGCTTTGGACCGGACAACACCAGTGTGGTGGTTCTGTCGCCTGAAGAAGATTCCTTGCTTGATGAGCAATGGTCAGACAAACCGCCCGAAGTCTTCGATGCCAAGACCGCACCGACCTACGGCAATGTGAACATGATCCCTCAAAAGATCGACGTTGATGCCATTGCAGAAGAAGTGAAACGCAAGCCAGGGCGCCCAAAGAAAGCTGACTGATGAGCACGCAGACCGTTTTGGACCTCATCACGCTTTCACTGAAGAAGGCGCGGGTCCTGGGGACAGGTGACATTCTTTCCGACGAGGATGCGCAAACCTCGCTGGACACGTTCAATCTAATGCTCGACAGTTGGTCCCTCGACAAGCTGTTTGTGTACGTCGAGACGCTCTACCCCTTCACCTTGACCGGCGCGGCATCCTACACCGTGGGCCTCGGTGGCAATCTGAATATCGACCGCCCGAACAAGTTGGTTTCGGCGTATGCCCAGATCAACGGTGTCAGCTACCCGATGCAGATTCTGGACAGCGGCGAGCAGTACGACAACATCCGCTTGAAAGGCCTCTCACAAGCTTGGCCAGCATGCGTTTGGTATCAGCAGAGCTACCCCCTAGGGACGCTGTTCTTCTATCCCCTTGGTGCCTCGCAGTGTTATCTGCGGTTCACGACGCCTCTGCAGCAGTTCCCGGCGCTCAATACACCCATCGCCCTGCCTGCTGGCTACAAGAAAGCGATTGTTGACGCTGGCGCAGTTGAACTAGCTCAGGCCAACAACACCGAAATCTCCCCACTTGTCGTGCAATCAGCAGCAAATGCGATTGCCCGCCTGAAGCGCCAAAACTCACAACCCGCAACCCGCAGCGTTGATGCGACCGCATTGTCTAGCCGTGTGGGTTGGAACCAGTACAACATTCTGAGCGATGGCTACTAGTCTCAAGCCGGTTCCGCTGTTCGGGATCGGAACGTTTGGCAAGTCGGTGAACGTTGATGCTCAAGTGCGAACCAACCTCTATGTAGAGGTGCAGATCGACAGCGAGAAGAGCCGCCTGGCGCTGTTCCCTACGCCCGGCTTGGTGACCTTCGTGAACTTTGGAGCGTACCCATCCCGGGGCATTTGGAAGAAAGGCGACTTTCTCTACGTGGTGAACCGCTTCACGCTCTGGCGCGTGTCGAATGACGGAGCCATGCTGAATGTCGGCACGCTCTTGACCTCTTCCGGTCGTGTGGACATGACCGACAACGGAACGCAAATCATCATCGTGGATGGCCCGAACGGCTACATCTACAACACGAACACGGCAGTTTTCGCGCAGATCACCAGCCCCAACTTCCCAGGCGCTGGAACGGTGACATTCCTGAACGGTTACTTTGTGGTGACCAAGCCCGACACAGGGCAGTTTTACATCAGTTCACTGTATGACGGCTTAACCTGGGCCGCGCTGGACTTCGCAACGGCTGAGTCAAACCCCGACAATTTGGTGCGGGTAATTGCCGATAACGGGCAATTGGTGTTGTTTGGGCCTGAAACCTGCGAATTTTGGGGGGATTCGGGCGCGCTAGACTTCCCGTTTGCCAGAGTGGGTGCATCGGCTATCGAATGGGGCTTGGCTGCTCGTTGGTCGCTCTGCAAGTTCATGGACTCGCTAATCTTCCTGCGCCGCAACCGTTTGGGAGCCGTGCAGGTTTGCACCTTGAGTGGGTATATGGCAACGCCGGTATCGACGCCAGAGCTTGATTTTGTGTTCTCGAAATACACGGCAACGAGTGATGCGACCGGCTACAGCTATATGGTGTCAGGCCATCCGTTTTTCGCCATTAATTTCCCGAGCGCTAATGAGTCTTGGCTGTATGACGGCCTGACCAAAGCATGGAGCAAGCAGCAATACAGCGCGACCCCTAGTCGTCACAGAGGCGAGATCCAGCAAAATTATTTGGATCGGAACTTCGTGACAGACTATGAAAACGGCAAGCTGTATCAGTTGACCGATGGGGTCTATACGGACGACGGCGAAACCATTGTGCGCGAGATCATCGGACGCCATCAGACGATTGGCGACTGGATGAGCATAGACGAGCTTTGGTTCGAAATGAATTCGGGTGTCGCGCCGCTTGTTGGCCAGGGCGAAAACCCCATGATGATGCTGCAGATCTCAAAGGATGGTGGGCATACATTTGGGCGAGAAATCTTCGTTCCGATGGGCAAGCAAGGGGAATACCGGCGCCGCGCTGTGTTCCGCAACCTTGGCCGCGCCCGAGATTGGATCTGCAAGGTTCGAGTCACGGATCCAGTCGGCACCGTTTGGGTGGCCGCCTGGGCTAGGATGGGGCGATAAATGGCAGGGCGTCAAGGCTACGACTACCCGACGAACACCGTCCTTTTGGATGAAGCAGGAAATCTAACCGTTCCGTGGGCTAACTGGATCCAACGAACGCACAACAATGCGCGCACTCTGCAAGAGTCCGGGGTCACAGCAGACCGGCCTGACAAGCTTCTCTGGATAGGCCGCTTTTACTTCGATACCACTCTGGGTAAACCGATCTGGGTGAAGCAGGTAACCCCTGCGATAATCTGGTGTGACGCAACCGGAGCCGCTGTTTAGCTATGAAATACTTCCTGAAGATCGCAGAAAACATCAACGTTTTGCCGGTGCTGATGCGCTTGCAACAGAACCCGCAGTTCTGGCGAGAAGACACCTATTTGCGAACCTTTCCGCAAGGGCCGTTTGGTGAGGTGGATAGCATCATTGCGCGCTTTCCTCCGCGTGCCGTGGCTGCAACTCAGGAAGAGGCCGACGCCTTGATGGCAACGCCCGGATACGATCAGCATGAATGCGTTGACCAGCCGATTTACGGCCAGATTCCAGAGCTTCGCCCACTGGTGATGAACCTGTTTACCTTTGTGGGGGGCACTCGGTTGGGCCGGGTGATGATCAATCGGGTGAAGCCAGGAGGCCGCATCACGAAGCATGCCGATACGCTAGACCACGCGCAGTATTGGTCCCGCTTCCATATCTGCCTAACAAGCGCTTCAGGCGTGACGTTTACAGCTGGAAATGAGTCCATCTGGATGGCTCCAGGAGAAGCATGGTTTTTTGATAACGGAAAGGTGCAGTTGGATGGTTCGCCGAGGCCCGAGCATGAAGTGGTCAATAACAGCGAACAGGATCGCATCCACCTTGTGGTAGATATAAAGTGCTAGAGGGTGTTCCCGTGGTGAATTTCCCGCTTCTTCTTGAGATAAGCCTCATGAGCTTCTTTGGGGGTATCGAACACACCAAGAGGGATGCTTTTTCGATTCAGGGTTATCTGCGCGGAGAACCTGTTTCCTCGCTGCACCACGCCAAGAAGCCCGAGCTTGTTGTTGGGTTGAGCGGCTCTTCGATTCTGCAGATTAATTCCCTGAGGTACGTCGCGCAGGTTTGCAAAGCGGTTATTCGTTCGGTCACCATCAATATGGTCTATTTGCCAGAGTGGCAGTGCGCCAGTCATGTAGAGGTACGCAAGCCGGTGCCCATAGTGGTTGCATTGATCAATCATGACCATACGGTATCCGAGAGACTTGCTGATATTTCCGGCCATCTGTCCAGATTTTGCTGCTCTACCACGGTTGCACAGCCATGTAAAAAAGCCGGTTTCCGGGTCATAGTGCAGAACTTCTCGCAAACGTTCTGCGGTGAGGTTAGACTTAGGTTTGCTCATGCTGTCGTTCCTTTTAAACGATGGTTTGGGAAGTGGAAGCCGGGCGCGTCAACGTCCGGCTTTTGCGCATCTTACAGCAAAGAAAGCATGGCGCAATGATCACATACGCCGTCGAATCTTGGTCAGACGTAAAAGACGAGATGGCACCGCTGTGGGTTAAACATTGGGAAGAGGTGGCAGTTAATCGAGATGCCATCAAGTTGGACCCCGACTACGACACCTACGCAGCCTTTGAGCAAGTCGGCATGCTCTGCATCGTGGTGGCCCGCAAGGATGGAAAGATCATCGGCTATCACTTCAGCATCGTCCGGCCACACCTGCACTACAAGAGCAGTCTGAGCTGCTTCACCGATATCTATTTCATCGACCCAGAATACCGGGCTGGGCGCATCCCCTTGAAACTCTTCCAGAAGGTGGAAGAAGTCATGAAAGCCAAGGGCGTGCAAAAGATGTTCACCGGGACAAAACTATCTCTCGATGCTGGGCCTCTGTTTGAGTACATGGGCTGGACCGAGACCGAACGACTTTATATAAAAATGCTGGAGAACTAACTATGGTTGCGGCAATTGGCGCAGCGGCTGGCCTGGCCAGTGCTGCTATTTCATCGAGTGGCGCCAAGAGCGCCGCAAACAAGCAGTCTGATGCAGCCGACCGCGCATCCGAACAACAGGCCGCTGCTGCGGCGCAAACACGCCAAGACCTGGCGCCCTGGACGGCATCCGGTGGCGCTGCGCAGGCCAAGCTGAATCAGTTGCTGGGCCTTGGTGGTGGCACGCCTACAGGGCTTAGCTCTCAAGGGCTGCAATATGGTTTGACGCCTGACCAAGTACGTCAACAGTTGCTTAGCCAGTACACCAGCGGCGGAACCTCTGGACCTAATGTTGACCTAGACCAGTATGCAAGAGTAGAAGGCAAAGGTTATGGATCCTGGGGTGGTCGTGAGGGTGATATTTGGATGCCTGCACCCAAGCAGACTTCTGCGACTACGGTTGATGAGCAAGGGCTGAACGCAGCCATCCAGAAGTACATGTCCGAGCAGACGGCGGCGGGTTCTGCTGCACAGTCCGACCCTTCTTATGGATCACTGTTGCAAGCCTACAAAGGCGGGCAGGAATACGACGCAGGGCCAGCCTTCAGCTTCACAGGCGACAACCTGGCAAGCGATCCGGGCTATCAGTTCGGTCTGCAGCAAGGTACGCAAGGCATCGACCGTGGGCAAGCAGCACGCGGGAACTACCTTTCTGGCGCAGCCATGAAGGAACTAACCCGCTTCAACGAAGACTACGCCGGAACCAAGTTCAACGACGCTTTCAACCGTGCCAGTTCGACCTACAACACCAATCAGAACACCAATCTGAACGAGTGGAACACCAATCTGAACGCCTACAACAACAACCGGAGCAGCGTTTACAACTTCTTGACCGGTGTTTCCACTTTGGGCCAAAACTCTGCGGCTCAGACTGGTAGCAGCAACCAGCAAGCGGCGAACAACATTGCGGGGAATACCCTTGCTTCTGGCAACGCACAAGCAGCTGGGACCGTGGCTAGCGGAAATGCCCTTTCCTCTGGGATTAACAACGCTGTGAACAGCTACAACTCTGCGCAAAATATGAACAGTGCGGGCGGCTGGAATAACCTGTTGTCGTCGTCAAATCAAAATGATCCTTACTCGCTAGGGTCTAGCTCTGGCAGTTCGCTCTCTGGCCTGAAATACACGGGTTAAACCATGCCTCTTGATCCAAACATCATTTTGCAAGCGGGTCGGGGTGTTACGCCCCTGAAAGACCCGAACGAAATTGCAGCCGAGCAGGCTCAGCGCCAGATGCAACAGCTTCAGGTGCAACAGGCCCAGCAAGCGGCGACTGACGATGCGACTTATCGTCAAGTGCTCAAATCGGTCCCGGCTGGCGGCGATCAAGTGACGGCTCTGCAACGCGCCGGTCTTGGAAAGCAAGCCCAGCAGGCTCAGCAGTTCCAAACTGAGCAGCAAAAGGCCCAAGGCGAGCGCGGCAAGTTGGTTGCTGAAGGCATGAAGAACGGCGCGGCGGCTATCCTGGCCAACCCGACCGAAGAAAACGCCATCCAGACGCTGGAATTCGCGGCGCAGAACTACGGGTTGCCTCAGCAGATGGTGGACACGGCAAAGTCCCAGATTTATGCGTCTCGCGGCGACCCCTTGAAGCTTCGCCAACTCGCGGTTGGCTGGGGCGGTGATGCCGAGAAGGTCATGGGCAAGTTTGCCACCGAGAATTTGGGCGGCGTATCATCAACACAGCGCGTCAATCCGCTTACCGGTCAAGTCGAAGTAGCAGCGACTCAAGCCCGAACCCAATCGCCGGATAATGCGGCTACCGTGGCGCAATCAGCGGCCAATGCAGCACTTGCAGCCCAAACGGCTCGTCGTGGTCAAGATATGACCAATACGGCAAGCAAGGCACCTTCTGGTTATCGCCAGAAAGCCGATGGCACGCTTGAATTCATCCCTGGTGGCCCTGCTGACCCAAACACGAAGCCAGCCGGTGGCAAGCCTCTGAACGACACCCAGGCCAAGGCGCTGCAATTCGGCACGCGGATGCAGGTTGCCAATGAATTGGTAGACGCCCTGGCTGAATCTGGAGTAAATGCATCGGTCCCTGGTTCTCGGGCTGGCTGGGGTCTTGGCGCAACTATCTCGGCGCTGCAACCCGCTCAGCGCCAGCAGTTGGACCAAGCCAAACGAGATTTCATCAATGCCGTGCTGCGCCGAGAGTCTGGCGCGGCTATTGCGACGAGCGAGTTTGATAGCGCTGAAAAGCAATACTTCCCACAGCCTGGCGATAGCGAAGCCGTCAAAGAGCAGAAGAAGCAAAACCGTATGCTGGCGACTCGCGGCATTTTGGCCGAGGTTCCAGACGCTGAAACTCGCATTGCTCAGGTGCGCGGCCAGAAGACTGGCGGGGCTAGCGGCTCTTGGGATGAAGCTCCAGCAGGCCAGAAACCTAAGCAACGCTCGGTAAACGTCCAGGGAAAAGACTACATGGCAGAGCTAGCCCCTGATGGCAAATACTACGTCCAGCGTGACGGGAAATGGTTTGAGGTGCGCTGATGCCTGAACTCGTACCAATTGAATACGACCCTTTCAAGGGCACCAGCACGCCCCAAGATTTTGCCAAGCGCTACGGTGGCGCGGCAGATAAGGCGGCGAAGGAGTTGGGCGTAGACTCCAGTGTGATCCTGGGTCAATGGGGCCTTGAGACTGGCTGGGGTAAGTCCATCGTCCCAGGAACCAATAATCTGGGAAACATCAAGGATTTCGCCGGTACCGGTGTTGAAGCAACCGACAACATGACCGGCAGCAAAGACAAGTACCGCGCCTATGAATCCCCTGATGCTTTCGCAACAGACTATGTTTCATTGGTCCAGCGTAAATACCCCGACGCGGTGGGCGCAAAGACGCCTGATGATTTCGCTAAGGCCTTGAAGGCTGGCGGATATGCCGAAGACCCGCGCTATGTAGACAAGGTTGTCCAGGCCTCTCGCATGGCCGGCACGAAGCCGAGCGTATTGGCTACTGCTGGCAAAGCGGTCACTGATGCCATCGTGCCGAGTGCACAGGCTGCAGAGCCTACCCTTGTTCCGGTTGATTTCGATCCATTTGCCAAGCAAGCCAAGAAGCAAAGCCCCAACATGATCACCAGCGTTGGCGCTGGATTGGGAAAAGGCGTCGGCACCGTGGCCCTGGGTGCTCAGCGATACCTCGGCAAAGGCTTGAGCGCTCTGGGTGCCGATGAGGCAGGCGGCTGGCTGCAACGCGATGCAGAGCAAGGCCAAGCCAAGCTGGAAGCCGAGAATCTGCCATTCAAACAGGCAAACCCAACCTCGAATGCCTTGGGTGAGCTTGGCGGCAACATCGCGGCTACGCTGCCAGTTGGAGGCGCCCTAGGTGGCGTGGCTAAAGCAGCAGGCGCAACGACATTCGGCAATGCCCTGGCAAGCGGCGGCATGACGCTAGGAAAGACCGGCGGTAATGCGGTGGGTAACATGCTGACCCGCATGGCAGGCGGCGCCGTGACTGGGGGCGCATCTGCTGCCCTGGTAGATCCTGAATCCACAACAACCGGTGCTGTGATTGGTGGGTTGCTGCCTCCTGCTGTTGGTTTGGCTGGCGCGGCTGGCAATGCCCTGGCTCGGACCATTCGCGGCCCTGGTGCTGCTCCTGGTGTGGCTGAGGCAGCGCAAGCGGCTCGGGCTGCTGGTTATGTACTTCCACCATCCCAGGTTGATCCATCGCTGACTAATCGTTTGCTTGAGGGCTTCTCTGGAAAGCTCACGACTGCTCAAAATGCCAGCGCAAAGAATGCCGAAGTCACAAACTCGCTTGCGGCTAAGGCTCTTGGCTTGTCAGATGACACGAGGCTGTCTCCCGAGGTCCTGAATGATATCCGCGAAACGGCCGGGCTATCATATCGAGATGTCGCATCGCTGCCTGTTCGTGCGCCATATTCTGAGACAAAACAAAACCTCCTATCGGCCATCGAGAAAGCCAAGAGCGAGAAAGAAACCGCATTGCAGGCAGCCGGAAAACTCAAGACGTTCTCGGCTCAGCAAAACAGCTTGGCCAATGGGCGCGATATTGCTTTGGCTCGAAACCAACTAGAGAATCAGCTTTACTACAACACCGGCTCGATGGGGCGAACGGCTCAATCTCCGTCGTCTTTGCCGGTGCCTGGATACCCTCGTTTCCCTGCTCGCTACACGAACAACATTGACCGCGTAGCCGAAGGTAATGCTGGCGTTGACGATGCAATGAAGATCTTCAACACTAAGCGGGTGGAGGAAGAGGCGGCAACTAAGGCATTGAAGGAATTCGAATCTAAGGCCAAAGCGCTTCCTACAAAAGAGGGGATCGACCCTCAGAAGCTTGTCTTCGACCTTCGAAAAGCCAGAAATGACACCAGCGCGTGGTATACGGCTTATGGTCGTTCGGCTGATCCAGATGCTTTGGCAAAGGCGCAGGCCGCAGAAGATCTGGCCAAAAACCTAGAAGGCACGCTAGAGGGTTACGCGAAGAGCCTGGGCCGAGAAGATCTGTACACCGACATGGTTAAGGCACGCCAGTTGATCGCCAAAACTTATAGCGTTGAAAAGGCACTGAATGGAACCACTGGCACTGTGGATGCCAAGAAATTGGCTCAGCAGTTGGCAAAGGGCAAGCCTCTTACAGGTGAACTAAAGCAGGCGGCTGAATTCGCTGCACGTTTCCCTAAAGCTGCCCAAACCGTGGAAGGGATGGGAAGTCTTCCTCAGACAAGCCCTCTCGATTGGGCTGCATCGGGTATCGCGGCGGCCACAAGCGGAAATCCTTTGATGATGGCCGGTGTTCTGGCGCGCCCAGCGGCTCGGCAGTTGTCTTTGTCGAACGCCTTCCAGAATCGCTTGGTTCAATCCCGCACAGCAGCCCCTCAACTGCAACTCACCCCCGAGATTCGGAATGCGTTACTTCAGGGTGTTTATCGGGGTGCCCCGGTTGCTGGGGCCGAGCGCTAAACCATGTTTTCAGGAAGCAGAACACAAATGCGCCAACGATGAGAGCGGCAGCTTTCCAGATCAGATAAGACTCGTACATCGAAAATCCTTAAGGTAAAAATATGGCTGTATTCCTCGCCCCGGTGATCAACACGCAGCAAGTTGACAACAATGGCGCGCCTCTTTCAGGTGGAACAATCGAAGTTTACCTTGCTGGCACATCTACGCCATCGACCACGTACAGCGACAAAGCGGGATTAGTTCCCAATACTTGGCCGATTGTGCTCAATACCTTGGGCGTGAATAACCAGGGTGAGGTCTGGCTGACTGGCGGCGCATCCTACAAATATGTGATCAAGAATTCTGTTGGCATCGTCCAGCGCACCCTAGATAACGTTAGTGGGATCAATGATTCGACCCTTGCGGCTGACCAGTGGGTTATTTTCCAAGGAACCCCAACCTATGTTAGCGGAACGTCCTTCACCGTCCCAGGCGATCAAACGTTCGTGTTTCTGCCTGGAACTCGGGTCAAGACGGTCAATACCGGGGGTGTGGTTTACGGAACCATAGTTCGGTCGGTTTACACAGCCTCCACCCTGGTGACGATCATTACCGATAGCGGGGCTCTTGATTCCGGCTTGTCGGTTGTTTCTACGGGCGTGATCACGGCGGCGAATCCGTCCCTGCCTGGAACTCTGACGACGCCCCCGTTTCGGAATCGTCTGCTGAACGGCGCATTGCGTATCGACCAACGCAACAGTGGAGTCTCTCTTGTCATTGTGGCAGGAGCTGCGATTGCATATACCGTGGACCGCTTCTATGCCTCTTGTACTGGCGCAAATGTCACGGCCCAGAGGGTTCCGGGGACTGGCTACCAGAACGCTGTGACCATTACCGGGGCCGTTGCGAACACGGCGACGCTCTTCGGTCAACGAATCGAGTCGTCCAACTGTTTCGACTGGGCAAGCAAGCAAGCCAATGTCCAGATCCCAATCTCGGCAGTGGGTATCACGTCCGTGACGTGGAACGCCTACGCCGCCAACGCAACAGATAACTTCGCCGCTAAAACTCTGCTGGCGACAGGTACGCTCACACTATCTAGTGCCGTAGAGACGAAGTACTTTAGTTTCGCGGCTGGAGCAAATGCCGCTCGGGGGGTGGCGATCGAGTTCGTCACAGGTCCGCTAGTCGCAGGCCAGTCGATCACTTACCAAGGCGCAGTACAGGCCGAGGCTGGGCAAGTCAGTCCGTTCGAGACTCTTGAAATCGGGGAGGACATTCGCAGATGCCGTCGCTATTTTCAAATCCAACAAGGAAGCTTCCAGGGACAAGTCGTCAGCGGCACCGCCTATGGAACAACGGCAAACTTCGCGGTCGAGATGCGCACCACTCCAGCATCCGCGTTCATTGGGGATGCCCTGGTCTCGAACTTTCCAGGTGGTTCAATCGCGACTGCATTTTCCAGGACCTATGCGATCGACTACGCAAAAATCGCTAATGGCACCGGTGCGGGCGTGTTCTCTACGATCTTCAGTCTCTCTGCTGAGTTGTGACCAACAATCCCGGTATGCCACTCAGGAAAAATAAATTAGGCCAGAACTATGGAAGATAAAGGGGTAGCTATGCCAGTCATGAAAGCGGCTTCTGCTGTTTTGGCCGCTGGCTATGCGGGCCTGAGTTACTCCGAGCTTGCCGCAATCCTTGCTGGAATTTACACGTCTCTTCTCATTGGGGAGTGGGTCTGGAAAAAGTTC